TAAGCATTGACTACTATATCCATGAACGAATCTGGCTCAGAATCAAATGGGGTCGAGTTGACCCAAGATAATCTCACTGCCAAGCAGAATGATTATGCTGTGTTCTTACCGGCAATTTCTGGCTTCTATGCTACGTTTATAGGCAAGCAAAGGAACGAACCTTATGTCGATCCGCAGAGATTTCCTAACGGTCTTAAGGATATGGAGCAGCTTAACTGGCTCAATGCCACTAAGGCTTTATTTCCTTATAAGTGGAGCCTTTACAGTGGTGGCCACGCCAACCTCGATCTTGCCAAACAGGACTGGTCGGAAGACATGGTCCGAAACCGTGAACCCGGCACGTTCATCCTTGGGGACTCGGGCGGTTTCCAGATCGCTAAAGGTTTGTGGGAAGGTGATTGGAAAGCCAACAGTGGTTGCCCCCGTGCTCAAAAGAAGCGTGAGCTGATCCTAAACTGGTTAGACAACATTGCTGACTACGGTATGATCTTGGATATCCCAACCTGGGTTATTCACGATAAAAAAGCCAGCGATGCTTGCGGTATTCGAACGCTGCCCGAAGCAGTAGCAGCCACAAAGTATAACAATGAATACTTTATGGCCAACCGTAAAGGCAAGAACAACGGCGGCGCCAAGTACCTAAACGTGCTACAAGGTGACAACCATACCTCAGCAGAAGCTTGGTATCAAGAAATGAAAGACTTTTGCGATCCTGCAAAATATCCTGATACACACTTCGATGGCTGGGCCATGGGGGGACAAAACATGTGCGATGTGCACCTAGTACTAAAAAGACTAGTTGCGCTACGCTATGATAACTTGCTACAACCAGGTGTGCATGATTGGATGCACTTCTTGGGAACCAGCAAGCTAGAGTGGGCGGTTCTCTTAACCGTCATTCAACGAGCCGTAAGGAAATATGTCAACCCGTCGTTTACCATCTCTTTTGACTGCGCAAGTCCGTTCCTCGCAACAGCCAACGGACAAGTATATTTTGAAAACACTTTCCCCCACGATGAAAAGTGGTCGTATCGCATGGCTCCTTCGGCCGATGACAAAAAATACGCCACTGACACAAGAAAGTGGTCAACCGGTGTAGTTGCCGACGGTATCTACGATGTCTGGCAGGATAGTCCAATAAGCGATATGCTGACAATGAAAGATATTTGCATTTACAAACCTGGTGATCTAAATAAGATTGGCAAGGAAGGCAAAACATCCTGGGATAGTTTCTCTTATGCATTGCTCATGGGACACAATGTTTGGATGCACTTGACTGCTGTGCAAGAGGCTAATCGGCGTTTCGATGCTGGTGAACACCCTGCTATGATGCGGCGCCAGGGCGGTGACTATGCCAAGTTTGAAGACATTGTAGAAGCTATCTTTGCGGCGCCCAATCGACAAACCGCTGAAGATATCATCGAGCAATACGATTCATATTGGATGCAAATTGTGGGTACACGTGGGTTCAAAGGCAAAAAAGCCAAGAATGCTCGTACCCAATTTAATGCATTGTTTGATATTGGGCAACCAGAAGTTGACAACACTAGCGATGATAGTGTAGAATTAGACGCATCAACATTAGATAAAATGGAACAGGATATCCACAATGAATCGTGCAGGACATGATAATGTAACATTGTTTCATGGCAAAGAAGTGGAACATACTCCAGCGTTTGGTAAACTTACTTTGTTTGTAGTAGGCATTATGCCTGTGGAAACTATTGCAGAAAACATCAACGGTGCAGAGCACATCTTCTTTGGTGCTAACCATAGTTTCCACCCTGACGATCATTTAGAATGGCAACGGTGGGAAAGTATGATTGAATACTTCCTGGACCGAGGTTATCTTTGCAGCCTAGACATTCCTATTACCCATGTAGAAGAATTTAATGATACTGGCCTATGCGAGTATAACAACTTTGTTCCGCAGATTCGTATAAGCATTCCATATGTAAAATTATGGAACTACAACACTATGATCAAAATCGACGACAATGATTTTGATGCTACTAACCCCGGTGTGTGGACGCATAGTTTACACAGCCTAATGAGTCGAGAAACTTTTACCAGCTGGGATGAATACAGCAAGGACCAACCACTATGAATCAACAACAACGCGAAACCATCGAAAGGGTTAAACAACATGCAGAAAGAAAAATCTGGGTCACCTTCAGAAAAGAAGGAATTCACAAATATCCCGCTGCCGCTACAGATCCTGCTCTTGCAACAGGAGATGAGTATGACGTATCTTTCCTGGGTGTCCCACATCGCCACATCTTCCATTTCCGAGTATGGATCGATGTATTCCACAATGATCGAGACATTGAATTTATTCAGTTCAAAAGATGGTTGGAAAATCTTTACGCCTCCGACACTCTGCAACTCAATTTCAAAAGCTGCGAAATGATCGCAGACGACCTGTATCTACAAATTGCCGATCGGTATCCCGAACGTGCAGTGTGGATTGAGGTAGCCGAAGATGGTGAAAACGGCGCCCTCATCAAATATGAAACTCACCGACCTGTTCAATCTATCAATATCTAATAGGAAATATCATGGCCAAGCCAACTATCAAACCCAATCCCCGTGTCAACGAAATTTTTGACGAACTGGAAAAGTTCTTGGAATTCTGCCAAGACTTTGGGTATCGCTACAACGAAGCGGACCTGCATAACTTCAAGAGTTATGCATGGCAACAGTATAGCAAGCATGCTCAAGGCAAGAACGCCAAGAACATGTGGTCAGAAGATAGCAGACGTTTTGCAGGATATCGTCCAGCATGAGCGCTGCAAGAGACCCAGACCAAGCAGACTTTGACCTAGAACGCTTTGTCGACATGTTTGATGAAGCACTAACCAGTCCAGATCCGCGTGTAATAAATGCGCTACGCAGTCTCATGATGATTGTAACGCTGACTCGCCCAGAAAGCAGCGAGCCTGCAATTGATCGCAATCGTGGTCCTTTGCGAAGAGTGTTCGAAGATATAAATCATCTAAATAATCGTCTACATCGAGTTGAGGCCGAGATTCAACGTCGAGACCGAGAAGCCGTACAAGCTAAAGAAGGATATAACTACGCTTACAAGCATGATTATCCTTACGAGAAGTATGGCCTCAAAGAGCAAATTCAAAGCAAGGTAGCAGCAGCCCAAGCAGCTCATATCGATCAAGATTTACTGAACACTCTCAAAAACAAGGCACAAGGCAAAATACAAGGTCTATTCAAGTGAGAGAACAATCACCGTTAGTATTGTACGTTGGAGACACATCGGAATATTTGGCAAATATTGCTAAACAACACGATCCATCGGCCTACCTTATCAGCAACAACAACATATTTGTTAAGCATCAAGGTACAGCATATACTAGTATCGGTGACGTTTCTATCGCTGAGTTTTTTAATTTACTCTCTAGTGCTAGTAAAATCATTTACATGCCTCCGAAAGTGTGGAATGACAAGAAAACAAGTAGCTCTCCTTACTCTGCCGCCTGGATAACAGAAAATTATATTAGATTAGTAGCAAATCTTTATAATATTCCTATTGAAAATGTACCCGATCAAGTAACCGGAGTAGAGGCCCTAATTCCAAGAAAAACACCACAAAGACAATTATGGGTTGCAGGATGTAGTACAACACTTGGGATCGGTGTAGACAAAGATTCTCGATATCAAAATATTCTGGCACACGATCTTGCGCTTGCGGTAACTGATCTATCTCAATCAGGATCTTCTATTTCTTGGTCCAGAGATCAAATATTAAAATCTGACATCAACAAGGATGATATTGTTGTATGGGGTATTACCACAAAGGGTAGATTTTTGTGGTTTGATGGTGCTAAAATAACGCATGTTGGTTCTCGTTACTACGAGTCAGATCCCGAATTTAATAATGTAGTGCCTCTATCGTTGTTAGACACACCAAATAGACTATATGAGGCTCTGTCGTCAATACAACAAGTTGGTAACTTTTGCAATAAAATTGGTGCTCACTTAATACTCGTAAACATACATGGAAATTTAGAGTTACTAGCTGAGTGTGCGAAACACAAAGGTTTTGTAATGATACATGGAAAAAAGGGATTAGATTTTGACAGTAGTTTTTTGGATTTTGGTAGCGACAATAGGCACCCGGGTCCAAAAACCCATCGATATTATGCACAACAAATACTTGAAAAAATTAAAACTCTAAACATAGGAACACAAAATGAGAAAACTATTTTACATGGGCCTGGAAAGTTATGAAGCCCGTTACACACTACAGCTTACAGAGTGGAATCGACGTGTGTTTGATCGTCGCGGACTCGATGTTGTCTACGTACCCGGTACTACAATTGATAACACACAAGCTATCTCTGTAGGACAAGTACTAGACGCACACGGTCGCAGTTACTTTGCTATGAGCCAAATGATGAACTTGGTTCAAATGATGAAGAACGGCGAAGTTACCAGCGAGGACGTTGTCTACTTTGAAGATATGTTCCAACCAGGGTTTGAAAGTCTTGGTTACATCATGAATCAAATTCCTGCAGAACAACGACCAAGAATTTATGTTCGTTGTCTAGCACAGGCAATTGACCCCGATGACTTTGTGCATGTCTGGGGCATGGGCAAATGGATGAGTTTATATGAACAAATGGTCAATGAAATGGTTGCCTTTAGCGGCGGTGCAGTACTGGCTACCAATGAAGAAATGGTCGCTCACATGCGAATTGCTGGATGGACTGCTCCGATCTACAACATTTCCGGCCTTGCATTTGGACGAGAAGAAGTTCTTGAGCGCATTGGCGGCAAAGCAAATATCAAACCGTTTGATCAGCGTACCCGGAGGGTGGGTTTCGCAGCACGTTTCGACCAAGAAAAGCAACCTGGCTTCTTCATGGACCTTATTGAAATGTATCATGAACTTACCACAGAACCTTGTGAGTTTGCGATCTTTTCAGGTGGGCCACTCCGAAGCAACAACCCGGAGTATATTCTACGTGCCCGCAAGCTCGAGCGCCAAGGTCGTCTCAAAATCTACGAAAACTTAAAGAAAGACGAATACTATGCTCTTGTTAATGATACTCGTGTGCTGTTTAATTGTGCTTTACAAGACTGGGTCAGCAATACAGTTTCAGAAGCTGACACTCTTGGTTGTAATGTGGTATATCCTGCTTATCGCAGCTTCCCCGAGACTTTTGCCAACGATCCAAACCGTCTCTACGTACCTTGGAGTATAGATGACGCTTATCACAAAGTTCAAAACAACCTGCGTGAGCCGCATCACAACATGGGTCTTATTTCTGCGTGGAACGATGGTACTATTGACCGCGTTGTTGATATACTCACTGGCGCTGGTGAGCAATGGCTACGATCGGGCAATCGCTATCGCGACCACGTTGCTCACGAAAAGTATCAAGTTGTAAAGATTGAATCATGAGCACTGTAGTAGTCACAGGGGCAGCTGGCTACATCGGGGGGCAAATCGCCCTTCAATTGCGTGATGCTGGGCACGAAGTCATTGGCATTGATCGCAGACCACTGCCGCACCACCTTGGCGGACTAATGGAGTTTGTGCAAGCAGACTTTGACAGCGACGAGTCCTTTAGAAAGATCATTGAGTCTCGCCCCGAAGCTATTGTACACTGCGCCGGTACTAGCCTGGTAGGCCCTAGCATAAAAAACCCCAGCGACTACTACAACAACAATGTAGTCAAAACACTGCACCTATTGGACATAGTGTTAGCAGCAATACCCAAAACTAGATTTATTTTTAGTTCCAGTGCTGCCACCTATGGTGTTCCGGCGGCAGCATTGCCTTGCCAAGAAACTGATGCACTAAAGCCTATTAGTCCTTACGGCGAAAGCAAGATGATGGTAGAACAGATACTTGCTGCCTATCATCTTGCTTATGGTCTTGACTATGTGGCGTTTAGGTATTTCAATGCCTGTGGTGCTGATCCACAAGGCCGACACGGACAAGAGCTAGGTGCTACTCACATCATTGCCCGAGTGTTAGAAAGCATTGCCAACGGGCAAGAGTTTGTGCTCAACGGTGCTGATTACGATACTCGTGATGGTACTTGTGTGCGTGACTATGTGCACGTAGCCGATATTGCTCGAGCACACATTGCTGCATTGAGCAGCAATATACCTGCAGGTGTTTATAATCTTGGCAGCAATACTGGCACCAGCAATAGAGAAATAATTGCAGCAGCAGAACGCATCACTGGACGCAAAGTAAACGTAGTAGCAGGACAGCGCCGAACAGGCGATCCAGACGCTTTGGTTGCCAGCGCAGACAAGTTTAATCGGTTAGTGCGCTGGAGAGACTACGAGTTGGATGACGTAATCCAGCATGCATGGAAGTGGTATGTTTGATAAAATTTTAAAGTTTGAACAAGAGTTAGCCCGGTTCACAGGCGCACCTTATGCAATTATGACTGATTGCTGTACGCATGCAATTGAACTTTGTTTGCGGCACGACCAGATCAAAGAGTGTTCTTTTACGCCTTTCACTTATTTGAGCATTCCTATGACCATGCACAAGCTAGGTATCAAATACGATTATTTCCCAGACCATTTGTCGCACAGACAACAATGGATTGGTGAATACAAATTTGAAGGTACACGCATTTGGGACAGTGCTAGATTATGCCGTAGAGACATGTATCGCGCAGGCCAAATACAGTGTTTGAGTTTTGGACATACCAAACCTCTGCACATTGGACGTGGTGGTGCCATCCTGCTAGATGATTCTGTAGCATATGAATCTATTATCCGTATGCGGTATGATGGCAGGGATCTTGCTATTAAACCCTGGCAAGATCAACAAGTGTTTCGTGTTGGCTACCACTACAAGCCCACACCCGAAGAAGCCGAATTAGGTATTGCATTACTTGAAGGTCTCAAAGAAACTAACCCAGATCCGGTGTATGTAGAATATCCAGATTGCAGAAAAATAAAAATTATAGATTGACACCGTTGGTCTAAATACAGTACAATTAATAATTGTATGACATCCTCGTCACAAACTCGGAGAAATAAATGACAGATACAAGTAAAAATCTTTCGCAAGCAATTCGCGAAAAAATGGTCCTAGACGGAAAACGCTTTTGGGCCGGTGATAATATTAGCGAATATATTACCCCCGAAGTAAAACACAAACTCATTGACGAAGCAACAGAAGCATTTGAACTAGTGCTAGATCGTTTGCTTATTGATCGTGAGAACGATCCCAACAGTTATGGTACAGCAAGACGACTTGCTAAAATGTACTTTAACGAAATCATGAGTGGACGTTATGAACACAAACCAAATGCAACAGCCTTCCCTAACCACACCGATGACGCATATGACGGCATGCTTGTGGTACGAAGTGAACTTAAATCTATGTGTAGCCATCACCACCAGCCTGTCTCCGGTGTTGCTTACATCGGTATTTTGGCTGCTGACAAACTTATTGGCCTGAGCAAATACACACGTATTGCTCAGTGGTGTGCTCGTAGAGGTACACTACAAGAAGAACTTGCCATGGACATTGCCAAAGAAATTATGGCAGCAACAGGCAGTACAGACGTAGGTGTTTATATCCAGGCGGTGCATGGCTGCTGCGAGAATCGCGGTATTATGGCACACTCTAGTCTAACACAAACCACTGTGCTCAAGGGCGCATTTAAAACTGATGCAGGCGTTAAGAAAGAGTTTATGGACAATATTAAACTCCAACAAGACTTTGCTCCGCGATAAGTAATTGCTTGAGCGGTCTTAGACGTTCACCCCGCTATATAAATTCTGCATGTCATCAAACTTGCTACTTTTAAAAGGAGACTAGAGATGGCAAATCAACCTATTACATACAAATATACTTCGACTAAGGAGTATCATGACGCATTTCCATGTGCGTATCGTCAATGGCGTGCCGACAGCCATTGTAACTTGATTCATGGCTATTCGTTCAGCATGAAGTTCTACTTCGGTACCAACGATCTAGACGTTCGCAACTGGGCTGCTGACTACGGTGGGCTCAAAGAACTCAAGAAGCAGCTGGAAGATCAGTTTGACCATACACTCATTGTAGCCGCTGATGATCCAGAAATGGAAACATTTAAACTGCTACAAGAGAAGAATATGGCCAAGATTGTTGTGCTACCTCGACTAGGCTGTGAAGGGTTATCAGACATGCTTTACAAATATGTCAACGGAGTTTACATTCCGGAAATGTGGGGGCCGGGAGAAGCAGCACGTTTGTGGTGCTACCGCGTAGAAGTACGCGAAACACAAAGCAACATGGCTTTCCGTGAAGGCCATCGTGAGTGGAACGAAGACTTATTTGAGTGATATGGAATACAAATACAACATTGCTATGCTGTTGGCCACTCGTGGCCGTACTGACAGTCTTGGGCGCAGTATCCGTAGTTTGGTAGAACTAGCTGACAACATCGAGCAAGTGCAGATTATGTTTGCATTTGATCGCGATGATGACATTGGTCTCAACTACTTTGCTACAGATCTACAGCCCTGGTTAGATGCAAGAGACATTGCGTATACTGCAATGAAGTTTGACCGCATGGGCTATATCGGGTTGCACAAATACAACAATGCTATGGCAGCACAAACTAGTTCCAAGTGGCTGTGTATTTGGAACGACGATGCTGTGATGGAAACTCAAGGTTGGGATACAGAAATCATGAGCCACGATGGCAAGTTTAAGCTGTTGAGCTATCGTACTCACAATCTGCATCCTTACAGTATCTTCCCTATTGTGCCTCGCAAGTGGTATGATCTATTGGGCTACATTAGCCCACATCCTACACAAGACGGGTGGGTGAGTCAGCAAGCATACATGTTGGATATCTATGAGCGTATTCCTGTTGATGTGTTGCACGATCGTTATGATCTAACAGGCAACAATCTCGACGACACTTACAACAATCGTCCTATGCTAGAGGGCAAGCCCGACGACCCACGAGATTTTCACAGCCGACAGATGTTAGATCTGCGACACCGAGATGCTGCTAAACTTGCTACATACATGCGTACTATTGGTGTTAGTACACAGTTTTTTGAAAATGTGTTCAATGGTACACAAGACCCCTGGGAAAAGTTAGCCAAGAATGATGTCAACCGGCTCATGGTACAGTTTGCAAATCCACACAATAAAATAAAATGAAAAAAAAGATCGCCTGGGTTCAGCCCAACTTTCAACAAGGTCCTAAAGAGTTTAATGCTTACTACTTGCCTTATTCAGCTGGGGTAATCTGGAGCTATGCTATTGCTGATACTGCTATTAAGGATGCGTGGGAAGTAACTGAGTGGATTTGGCGCAGAGATGAAGTTGAACCTATTGCACAACGTTTGGCCCAGAACGATGTGGTTGCATTCAGTACCTATGTATGGAATCACAACTATAACTACGAGCTAGCACGACGAGCTAAAGAAATCAATCCTAACCTGTTGACCATCTTTGGTGGCCCAGAACCTGCTATTACTGACCCGGATCTATTTCGTAAGAATCCATTTATGGATTTAGTGATCTGTTACGAAGGAGAAATCACTTTCCGCAAGGTCATGCAGCATATGGACAGCCGAGACTGGGAGAATATCCCCGGGCTGCTAATCAATCGCGACGGTGAGTCTGTACAAACTGAAGACGCTAAACGTATTGAAAGTTTAGAAGAAATTCCTAGTCCTTATTTGAGCGGAGTATTTGATCAGCTTGTAGCAGACAATCCTAACATCACTTGGCAGGGCACACTAGAGACCAATCGCGGTTGCCCCTTTCAGTGTACGTTCTGTGACTGGGGTAGTCTTACATATAACAAAGTTAAAAAGTTTGGCCTAGAACGAGTGTTTGATGAATTAGAATGGATGGCCAAGCGTAATTTTGATTGGATCTCAATCACTGACGCTAACTTTGGCATGTTTCCAGAGCGCGACGGTTTGATTGCTGACAAGATTGTTGAATGCCAAGAAAAGTATGGCAGTCCTAGAACATTCTCTGTTGCCTGGGCTAAGAACCAAAAGCGAGAAGTTATTGACATTGTAAAAAAACTCTTAGATGCACGTGGCTTCAACCAAGGACTTACCCTCAGCGTACAGAGCTTGGATCTTGACGTACTAGAAAACATTCGCCGCAAGAACATGGAGATCAACAAACTGGAAGAGGTGTTTGAACTATGCGAGCAGCGCAACATTCCTGTATACACAGAGTTGATTCTCGGTCTGCCAGGCGAAACATTAGATTCATGGAAGCAAAACTTTTACAGACTGTTTGAGATGGGCAACCATACTGGTATTACTGTGTTCCAGGCGCAGTTGTTGGAAAATGCTGAGATGAATCTACTGCAAAAGAAACTGTTCAAAATCAGCAGTCAACCAGTTACTGACTACTTCTCAGGCAGCTATTCTAACGAACATGTAATTGAAAGCATTGACATTATTACTGGTACCAAAGACATGCCCTGGGATGTAATGTTAGACGCACACGTATTTTCGTGGTTCATTAATACCATGCACATCAATGGCGTGAGCACACTGCTGAGTCGATTAGTTCATAAGCATCTAGGTGTAAGTTATTCAGATTTTTATAAAGATTTGTTTGCATATATTCAGGACCATGCATGGTTACGTAAAGAACAAGATCAAGTGCGTCAATACTATACCAACTGGATGACCTCTGGCAAGATTGAGCATCCCAACATTGGCATCGAGATTCACGGTTGGAACTTGATTCACCGCAGCATTATCAACATGCACGTGGAAAAACAATACGAGTCTATCTTTGACATGCTTGAGCAGTTCATGGCACGTTATAACTTGCCGCCCAAGCTGCTGGCTTCTGCCATGAAGTTTCAACGAAACTATCTAGTGGCCTACGAAGCACGTAATCACTATCCGATGAATTTAGACCTTGATTATAATATCTGGGAGTTTTTGAGTTTCAATCAAGATCTAACAGAAGCTCCTGTATCCTATCATTTAGAGTTTCCTGAAGACAAAACCATGAGCTTTCCGCGATTCCTTGAACTGTTCTACTTTGCTCGGCGTAGGAACTTTGGTAAAGCAACAGTTGATCGTGTGGGCAAAACACTCAACACCAATGCCGCACAACGTGGCCAAGGCGCTAGCAAAGCGCAAGGTGCGTTTTCTGTCAAACAAGTAACAGGGTAACATGAGCAGATTATTTGCTTTTGGATGCAGTTTTACTAATTACAGATGGAGTACCTGGGCTGACTGTTTAGCACCTGAGTTTGATTACTTTGAAAACTGGGGGCAATCAGGCGGTGGTAATCATTATATTTTTAATAGTGTAATGGAGTGTGATCAAAGGCATCATTTTGGACCCGATGATACTGTTGTAGTATGCTGGACTAGTTTTACTCGAGACGATAGATATGTAGATGGACGTTGGCATACTCCGGGTAACATGTTTTCTACTCCTATATACAATACCGAGTACCTCAAGACGCATATCGACGAGCGCGGGTATTTAATAAGAGACCTAGCATTCATAAAAGCTGTAAAAACTTTGCTAGAGTCAAGATCAGGAGTCAACTGGCGTTTTTTGAGCATGGTCGAGCTTATGGCCAGACCAAGTCCAGACGATGATGTCAGTTTGCACCGTGACGCAATGCGATTGTACAGCGATGTGTTAGACACTATCGCCCCCGGGTATGACAAAACAGTGTTTGCTGGCAACTGGCCAAAGCCTGGACCAGATCCTCATCCTACTCCGGATGAGCATTTGGCCTATTTGGACGCAGTGTTACCGGGCTGGGTGACAAAAGCCGAAACTCGTGCTACAATGCATGATGAAACAATCAATCTACGAAAAGACCCTAAGAAGTCTGGTATGGCCAAAGTAACAAGATTATGAACGCAACAGAAAAAGAAATTCTAGATATCACGCAAGAAGAATGTGCCGAAGTAATTGTGGCAGTCAGCAAGATCAGTAGATTCGGTCTAGACAACTTTAAACCCGGTAAACCTCTAACTAACAGACAACATCTAGCAGAAGAACTAGGGGACTTGCAAGCAATGATTGATTTGTGTATAGTATACGACGTTGTTAGCAAAGAAGAAGTTGACAGAGCTGCAAAAAACAAAATTGCAAAATTAAAACAATGGTCTAATATTTTCAAGGACAATAATGAAACTCAAAGTAAGTGAACTATTTTATTCTGCGCAAGGCGAAGGCCGTTATGTTGGCGTTCCTTCGATTTTCCTCCGCACGTTCGGTTGTAACTTTACGTGCTCAGGTTTTGGGTGTAAGCCGGGCGAGAAGAGCCCGGAGGCGGACCAAGTGGCAAAGAATGTGCACTTGTATAAAACGTTTGAAGAACTACCCTTGGTGGCAACTGGATGTGACAGCTATGCATCGTGGCATCCAGACTTCAAGCACCTCAGCCCTACTTTTACCCCCGAGGAACTGGTAGAGAAAATGACAGCATTGCTACCTAATGGCAACTGGCAACAGCCCAACGGCAATCCTGTACACTTGGTTATCACAGGTGGTGAGCCATTGTTAGGTTGGCAACGTGCATACCCTGAGCTGTTAGACATGCTACACGAACGTGGCCTTCGTCACATTACATTTGAAACCAATGGTACCCAAGAACTGTCAAGAGAGTTTAAACAATACCTAGCAAACTGGTATGGAGAGATTACATTCAGCGTAAGCCCAAAGTTAAGCGTGTCAGGCGAAGCCTGGGCAGACGCAATTAAACCAGACATTGTGTGGAATTACGAGACTTATGGTATCACCTATCTAAAGTTTGTGGTAGAAAAAGTCGAAGACTTTGGCGAACTAGATCGTGCTGTGGACGAATATCGCTTGCGTGGATTTTCAGGTCCTGTGTTTGTGATGCCTGTGGGTGGTGTTGTGTCTGTGTACAACGGCAACAGAATCAACGTAGCAGACGAAGCACTACGCCGTGGTTACTGGTATAGTCCTCGATTGCACGTAGATATCTGGGGCAATGGTTGGGGCAAATAATGGGCCTAAGTAGAATGGACAGCGAAGTACAGGGCAGCCCACCATCGGAAGACTGGGGTCTCCGACGTGCCAAAGCATGGAAACTAAAGATCTGTTGGCGTCCGCAAACTTGCTTTTTAACTGGCAAACAGTTGTGGGGCAAACGTGCATACCACGGCGTTCGTTTGATACACGGTCCTGGAGAACCAGTTGAAGATCATTATTGGGTTGAGAAGAATGAGTTTTTATTGTGGCAATTGACAAAATGACGCCGGACGTAGCATTAGGAGTAATAGACATGTTAGATAATATTAAAAAATGGTTCAGCAAAGGACATAATGTAAATCCTGAGCCAACACAGGCTCGTCCTGAGCCGCCGCCAGCGCCTCCTAAAAAGAAAGAACCAGTTAAAACTGCTAAACAAATTGCTACAGAAAAAGGTGAACCTTACATTGCGGTGTTGAGCATGGATGTAGATCCTGATAATTTACACCAAGGTGCATTTGAACTTGATTGGAACGAGATATTTGTGAATCGCTTGATCAAGGCCGGATACATGATCAAGAAAGAAGATACTGATTCTGAAATAGTTGACCGTTGGTTTCAAAACATATGCCGTCATGTAGTCATGGAAACCTGGGAACAAGAACAGGCAATAAACAATTCAGGTGTGTGGGTCAAAACCACTAACATCGGCGGGGGCCGTAGTGAAGTATCATGATTTTTAATCATATTAAACAACTCAAGAAAGAAGGCAAACGTGTCGGTATCACTTTCTCAACCTTTGACATGCTACACGCCGGGCACATTGCGATGCTCTCGGAAGCCAAGAATCATTGTGACTACCTCATCTGTGGGCTACAAACGGATCCAACTATCGATAGACCTCAGACTAAAAATCTTCCTATACAATCTATTGTTGAGCGACAAATACAGCTTGCCGCATGCCGTTATGTTGATGAAGTCGTTGTGTACAGCACCGAGCAAGATCTCTGTGACTTATTGTTAATCCTGCCAGTGGATGTACGTATTCTTGGCGAAGAATACCAAGGTACAGATTTTAGTGGCGCCGAGGAATGTTACAAACGCGGAATTGAATGCATTTTTAACAGCAGAGATCACAGTTTTAGTTCTAGTAGTTTGCGCAAACGTGTTGCTCATGCTGAAACACTAAAGGTACTCAACAATGGAACCACTTAATCCACCGCCAACATTCAAAGTCTACACAGTTATCAAACAAAAAGGACTAGCAATGAGTTATGTTTACGTGAGCATGCCCAACAGTTTAAATTTTGGTCCTGGATTTTACGGTACTCGTAACGAAGCAGAACAAGCTCGCACATTTGAACTGTTAAAAGAAACCGAGCTGCCCAAGCCCAAATACCACGTGTTTGAATTAGAAATCCCCAACCCTGTATATCAAGAATGATCCTTTATGTAAACGGCGATAGCCATGCTGCAGCAGCAGAAGCAGTGGTCCCACATGCTTGGGCAGAAGACGACGAATTTCTTTGGGGCATGGGCCGCCAGGCACATCCTACTAATGCCCAAGCTAGCTTTGGCTGCGAACTGGCCAATCATCTATTTGCTGTTCTAGATCTAGATGCACAAGCTGGTGGTTCGAATGCCCGAATCATACGCACCACACGAGACTGGATCCGCAGCAATCAAAACAACTTGTCTGACACGTTTGTGCTGATACAGTGGTCTACTTGGGAACGCGAAGAATGGTTCTACAATGACGTCTGGTGGCAAGTGAATGCGTCTGGATGGGATCATGTGCCCCCGGAACTAACACAACGTTATAAAGAGTTCGTGGCCAATATTGACTGGGTCAAGTGTACTCGCCAGGCGCATGAAGATATTTGGAACTTTCATTGTGAACTAGAACAACAAGGAATACGGCATTTGTTCTTTAATGCCAATAGTCATTTTGCTATGCCAGTGTTAAACAACCGAAATCGATTTGATCCAGTAATTTTACCCGAAGACCAAAAAGACTGGGGCACTAGCTATCTAGGGCCTTATGATGCTGAGTTGACCTATGACCGTGTGCTAAAAAACAACGGTTTTGAATACAAAAACCCGGCTAGTTACCATTTTGGTGCAGATGCCCATTGCTTTTGGGCCGAATATCTGTTACAATACATCAAACGCAACCAACTCCTAAGGCCAGATGAAATACCTTCTTATTGACACCAGCAACATGTTTTTTCGTGCTCGACATCAGGCGCACCGAGCAGCAGACACATGGACCAAGCTGGGTTTTGCACTGCACTTAACTATCATGAGCGCCAACAAAGTAGCACGTGATTTAGGCGCAGATCACGTGGTATTTGCACTAGAAGGTCGGAGCTGGCGCAAGGATTTTTACAAACCCTACAAGGCCAATCGTGCTGTTGCTCGCGGCAAAATGAACGAAACAGAAGCAGAAGAAGACCGACTGTTCTGGGAAACCTACGATAGCCTGACTAAATACTTGTCTACCAAAACCAATTGTAGCGTTATTCGTTGTGCCACAGCAGAAGCAGATGATGTAATTGCACGTTGGATTGCCCTGCACCCCCAAGACGAACACACTATCGTAAGCACCGACTCAGATTTTGTACAGTTAGTGGCTCCTAATGTGCGACTCTACAACGGTATCAATGATCACTTGTTTACTGTAGATGGTGCATTTAATGCCAAAGGTCAGAAATTGGGATTTACTATCGAAAGCAACTCCAAGATCAAAGTAGGCAAGGCTGATGCCGGCTTTGAAACACCTGTTGACTATCAAAAGTGGGTGCTGTTTTTGAAGTGCATGCGCGGTGACCCAGGCGACAATGTGTTCTCAGCTTATCCAGGAGTGCGTATCAAAGGTACTAAAAACTCTGTTGGGCTTACTGAAGCATTTGAAGATCGCGGTCGTAAAGGTTACTCGTGGAATAACATGATGTTACAGCGTTGGGTTGATCACGAAAAAACGGAGCACAAGGTCTTGGAAGACTACGAACGCAACTGCACTTTGATTGATCTTACTGCACAGCCACAAGACATCAAGGACACTGTGGACGCATGCATTCGAGAACAAGTTTCACATCGCGACATTGGCATGGTAGGTGCACACTTTTTGAAGTTTTGCGGCCAGTATGAACTTACCAAACTCAGTGACCATGCAGATGCTGTGGGTCGCTGGTTGAACTCAACATATCAGGGAGTATTGAATGATCGTAGCTAAACCAGTGGTAGCAGACCGCTACTGGATTTTGAAAAAAGATAATCACAAAGTTGGAGAAATTGAAGCAGTAGAAAACGGTTACACTGTGAAAATTCAAAACACAGTCAAGCGTTATACTACCATTAAGATGTTAGGGCGAGAAGCCAACATTGAGTTTGCACCCGCTGAGTCTGCATCTGAACCACCTGTCAACCAGGCCTATGGATACAACACAGGTTCTCAAGTGTTTAATGTGCTGTGGGATGTCAAGCATCGTTTGCCACTGTTTACCAAAGAGGACAAAAGCAAAAGTTGGTATGCAGCAGGTTGGTATAGGGTCAAGCAACATCGCACCTGGAAGCTGGTTCAAAATCCCAAACTTATTACCTTGCAACGCTATGCGTATCAAGGCCCATTTCATTCTAAAGAAGAAGCAAATGACAAATCCGTTTCGTGATCAAGAAAAATTCATGAAGGCCTGTGACCAAAGCACAGACATTTGGAATCAAGAACAGTTTGACCTTTATGTTAATCTAATCGAAGAAGAATTTAAAGAACTCAAAGAAGCAATCGCTGCTGGAGATCGAGTTGAGATCTTAGACGCTCTCGAAGACATCATGGTTGTAACTGCTGGTGCTATGCACTCAGCAGGTATGGACGGCGAAGGCGGATGGAAAGAAGTTATGCGAACAAACTTCGCCAAGATTGATCGAGAAACAGGCAAGGTGCGTAAGCGTGAGGATGGCAAGGTTCTAAAGCCGCTAGGCTGGACTGCCCCCAATTTAACACCATTCCTGAAAAAATAATGAAAGCAAGATTAATTAATAACTCCTGGCCAGTTGAGATCACTGATTTTGATTTCAATACTGCCACCAAACACGATATCGACTTGTTAGGATGTCTGACCAACTACTATACGTTAGTAGTTGTTAAACATCAGCAGGCAGCACTGCCAATTCCAGTGCAGGAAAAAGTTTGCAAGCAGTTCGGATCCACATTGCTAGATCGAGTTGACGCCGAAACTTTTAAAAACATGACAAAACATCTAAAACATCAGGATGGCGAGGTGACTCTCAGAGTCACCGGTGAAACTGACCACGAAGGCAAGCCAGGATTGTTTGGATTTGATCATGAGTTAGAATGGCATGCCAACAAAGTTGAGCAACCACACCGACGCAGTATGGTTTGGTTGTATGGAGAACGTGGTACCGCAGGCAGCGTTACTGAGTTTACCAATCATGTTGTGGCCTACAACCATTTGGATACTGCGTTTAAAGAACAAATCAAAGATCTCAAAATCAACTACAAAGGTACATTTCCGTACAGCAATCCCAAGTACGATCATGGCAAGGATTCAGCTGGATGGCATACTCCGTCACTGGTTTACACTAATCCTGTTGGGCAAACAGGTATTCATTTAAGTTGGTTACATGTGGACTATTTTGAAGGTATGACTGCCGAACAATCTGCTCCTATCGTTGATCAACTGAGAGATCACATTCTTGGCGACCCTGCGCATCGTTATGAGCATCACTGGGAGGACGGCGATGTGTTGTTGATGGAACAATGGTTGGGTGTACACCGTAGACCAGCGTTCGATGGCATGAAGAATCGGGTACTTGACAGAATCGAAACCAACTTTGATTACATTGATTTTTCTAAAATGTCCCAAGCACTGGAGTTAGTAAAATGAGCCTACACATCAATAGATTCGTCGATTCGATCAAAGCACACGAAGCACGTGGTCAACGTGACTTTACCATGAGCATGCGCGATGCCAAAGACCTGCATGCTGACATTACCAAGCTATTGCTCACGCTAGAAGCCTTGCACAACCGGGCACCTGCGGCACCAACGGACCAGGTGATCACTGTGGAACTCACTGGCGGTGGTTTTAAAACTACATAGTTTATGGCATAAATAACTGTATGAGCAGACCCAAACCACAAGTGTTGATTGAGAACACCAACAAGCAAACCTACAAAACTGAGCAGGTGTTGGCCAGCGAAGGAGTGTGGGCAGTATTCTATGATACCAAGCCCATCAACCTCAAGACTTCGCACATGCTCACACAGTACCCAGGTCCCAAGTACAAAAAAGTTTCGTTCAGCAATCCTGGACATGCCAAAAACTTGGCCAAGAAACTGAACACACAGTTCAAGACCAACAAGTTCACTGTGGTTCTACTAACACAGGGGCAGCAAGTGTACCCTGATGTTGCGCCTTAACTACACCCAACAGTTTTTAGATCAGTTGCCCCCGGATGGCCGTCCGACCCAGGATCAGGCCATGACCGCTTGGTGGTACGATTCTAGACCCACTGGAGGACTGAGACTGAACTGGACCGGTTACACTGTGTTGGTCAATGACCTGGACATTGAGTACTGGCAGTTTGATTTTGCAAAACAGGGCATCCCGGCCTGGATCTATCTGCGTTTGGATCACCATCTCACTGCGCCCTACTACATGGTGGACAACAAAAAAATCACCAGCTTGATGGTGTTCAGCAGCCGCGACGCTATGATGATCAACCTGTACGGAACTGTGGAAAAGTGGATTGCTAGCCTGGCTTGATCCGGTTGACCAATAAATCCCGATCGCTTATACTATAAGTACCGTCCCAGATAACCCAAGAGAAAGGAGCTCAAGATGGCAGAAGTCAAACTTTCCGGACTGTACAAAGTCACAGTGACTGAATATGAGCGAGGCTGGGGACAACGGGTTGACCCCAGTGATACCCGGTTCTTCACTACACTGCACGAAGCCGAAGCGTACAAAGCACACTGGGAAAAGGACGGAAATCCAGAATATTATTTCCGTGCCAGCATTGAAAAAGTAAACTAAAGTTTACACCTGGTAGTACTACAAAAGTACTACCTTTTTCTGCACAAAAACGGTTGACCAAAAATTACTCATTTGCTATAATAATAACATGATGATGCAAAAAGCGACCCGTAAAAAGCGTACAGATCGTACTCATGTTGTGTACATGATTACTTCTGGCAGTGACTTTTATATTGGCGTTACTGCCAAGACTGAAAGCACTGTGCGCAAGAGTGTGATGACTCGTTGCCGCAAGCACTTGTATCGTTCGCGTAGCGAAGACAAGTCTTGGGCACTGTACGAAGCACTGCGTGAGCGTGGTGTTGGTGCATTTGGCGTGGCAGTTCTAGCAGTGTTGCGTGGTAAGACTGCGGCACACACCCTGGAACGTGAACTGATTCGTCAGCATCGTCCCAACCTTAACACTGATTTACGAGGAGTGTAACATGCGTGGATATCGAGTACGTGTATTTCTTAACGAAAGTCGCTGGAGTGACATTGTCATCACAGCAGACACTTGGTTCAATGCTCAAGACATCGGGCGTGGCCAAAGCCCTATTGGGCGAGCACAATATCTAGGTGAAGCATGAACACCAGAAGTCGTTGGGAATTTGTTGGCAAAGAAGGAAACATTGTGTTTATCCGAGACCTTGACCTTGGCGGGCGCAGTGTGACCAACGACGCCGAAGCAGTGTATGAGGAGTGCCAAAATGCTCACGGTCCTTGCCGCGTGGTCTATCAAGACAGTCAGGGCGAGTGGGCAGAGATTGTCAAACTAATAAACTGGATAGGCGAAACTATTGGGTTTCGCCCCTGGCATGGCTTGGTATGGGACCAGTTGACAAAGGTGGAAGCATGAACCAACACTTTAAAAATCAAATCAAAGAGGGTGCTACAGAAATGTTTTTCTATGGCCTGGAACATCCTGAACCATATACACTACGTATTATGAGACATAAAGGCACACTGGACTCTTTTCCAACTAATCTAGAGTATGTGCGCCATTTAACTGACGGTGTACCATTGTTCAAGGAAAAACAATGAACGACCAACTGACAAACCAAGAACTTATTAAGACATTGAGAATTGCAAGTGAGTCTGTTCAAGACAATATTGCACTGTCGATGTTATTGATTATTGCAGCAGAGCG